CCCGATATTAGCAAGCATGAGAGACTTACCGCCACCAGAGTTCGCTGAAAACATTGTCAACTGCTTTCTAATAAGCCCACCATCTAGTGGGCCATCAATACCTTCAATTCCGGTAGGAGTGGTCTGGAATTCTTCTATGAGTCCAGTTAAGATTGATTCAGCATCTTCATTAAAGAATTCCATGCCCAAGTCTTTCTGTAGAGAAATATTAACTGCATCATTTATTCTTGAAACAACAGAGCTGAGTTTATTTTCTTCGATATCAACAAGGGAATCCAAAACTGCCCTTTTTACAGCAACCTCTCTACAGAATTTTTCTATGTTATCACACGTAGACTCAACGCGGTCTCTTGAAACTTTTGTTGTTTCTTTTAATTCAATATCAAATTCGGCTTCTATTTGATCTACACTTGGTGTATTATTATACTTTCCATAATATTCATGGATAAATGCAACTAGTGGTTCATATTCCTTTTCAAAATATGAAGGTTTTAAGATAGAAGCACACCGTGTGTAAATTTCTGGAGAGGAAAGTATGTCTTGTATAATTAACTTTTGTTTCTTATTATTAGCTGTTGCCATTCAATTCCCCTAAAAGATTGCATAGTCTAACAAATTAAAGTCAGAAAATCAATATGGAGAATTATTTATGCTTTCTTTCGCCACCGCAATCACAGCCCATTGAAAGAAGAACTTCATCAGGAATTTCTAAACCTTCAAGCTCTTCTCTAAAGTCAGCCACTTTACCGAAGTAAAAAAAGAACCAGCCAAATAATCTCACCCCGAGCCAATACACCCATGCCAATACTGGATATCCCTTAGCTGAAATACACTTCCTTAAACATCTATCAGCTTCAGCTCTACTTATCGCACCAGTAACATAATAAATGTCATGTTCATAACAACAATGACTAAAAGTTAAGTCAGGTGCCATTGTGCAACCATCATTCGCAAAATCGATTGCAGCTTTAAACTTTTCCAGAATTGTAGGCTCACGTATCGTCATTTCTGAATGCCTCCTTATCATCAGGGTTTGTGACTGTAGAAGTATCAGGGTCCAAAAGGTTTTGAAGCGTGGGCTTTGTATTTCTGAACTCTGCTCTTCTATCTTTTTCCAAGAAAATCCATTTCTTCTTAGCTTCAGAATAGCGATGTAATCTTGCTGGAATACCTTCTCTAATCTGAGTATAAGTCAATCTATGATAATCCCCATCTTTAGGATTATCTGGGAACGTATCTCCCTGTGTATAAGGTTCGCCATTTGGTGGCATTGCATCAAATCCATACTGAGCACGAACACGATCAATTCTTCGTGCTACGTCTCTACTACCCTGCTCCTCAGCCCACTCATAGAATTCATCGGAAATCTTAGCAACATCAGCGTAATCCACTCCACGCTCTGGTACTGCGGTATTCTGATCTGCATCAATGGTTTGAGTGATTGCAGAATAATCTTGATATTTCTTGTTGTTCTGACCATCATTGATATCAACAGTTCCAAGATTATCTTGGTCTGCGGTAAGTTTACCTAAGATATCTTGTGTCTCCTGAGAAGCCATTACAGGTCTAGCAATCAATCGCTGCATTGTAGGAACCCAACTAGGCGTATAGCTATTTGTGCTCCATGCAACGTCTACAATTTCCAAATACCTTAAAACTGGTTGTAGAGTGGGATTAAACTGTGTCTCAGAAGGTAGTTGAATTATATCACCAATTACGAAAGGTCGTCCAATAGCTCCTACCGTACCAGAAAAACTCACTTCCAGAATCCATTCTTCACCACTGAAAAGGCTACCAAAGCCAAACTTGGATTGAAAAGACTGTAAATCAATTGGCTGATAAGATGCCTTTATTCTAATAGGATTCTCATCATAATCTCTGTCACGGTTTTCAAGAAATATTCTATCTTGAATATTCTGAATCTTTGTGGACTCATAGTCTAAAAGTTGTAAAGCTTGAATAGCCCAATGATCGTTAGGACCGCCATTAAATGCAACCGGTCTTAATCTCCAGTATCTTGATGGAACACTTTTGTTGAAGTTGACGATAGCAGCACCATCACAATCAGGAAGCGAAACGATTCCAACACCATACCACTTTTCACCATCGTTAGAACGTTCTATTCTAGCTCGGGTTGCACGATTTTCTTTTCGGCATCCTTGACGAATTCTTATAGATGCAACATCAAACTTCACAAAAGTTTCTATACCGTAACGCTTTCTACCATTGTCTAGAAGAATTTCACCGAAATCATATCCAATAAAAGCACCCTTGATAACATCTGTACCAGTCTGGGAAGAGTGCCACTCTGTTTCATACAATGTAAAAGCATTGGATGCAGGAAAGTTTGGATGGTCACCATTTGAAATGGCGCTTCCATTACCTGTCAAATCCTGAAGCTTTCCTTGCTCATGAACGCCAAGAAGTTTGAAAACATTTACAACCGCACCACCTACTGTAATAGATTCACTGACATAATTGTCGATAATACACGAATCATTATTTTCAGTTAGTTCAAAAGTTGGCTTAGGATTATCAGTAGGACACGCAAGATCGGGTCTCAACTGTCTGCACAGTCTAGCTACAGCATCATCCTGTGGAGGAGGAATGAAATTTCCATCACCGTCAACGGGACAGTTCCCACTGTTCAATAAATTTTCAAGTTGATTTGTTATACTCATTATTAACCTATAAAGAACTGTGCCTTGACACCAACGTTTTCATCTTGGAATGATCTGTCCTTGAGTTCTTCTCTCAACTCAGCCTTTTCATTTTCAGACTGTGTAATCAATTCCTGAGAGTTCAACGTTGTACTTCCGTTTGGACCCGGCAATGTCTGATATTTACCACGAACCTGTGAAAGCATCATCTTGGCTTCAGCAATGGCCCACTTCTTGATCCAGAGTGCCAAGTGTCTATTGGTAATCAATTGCTGCTCTGGAACTTCAATACTTGCATCAAGTAGAATTTTTTCATAGTTATAGAAAATCTGTGTAAACTTGAGTAATCTGGTATCTTCATAGAAAGTAAAAACCAGATTATCAGCAAAAAGATATTGCAAGTCTTCAATGTATGAAGAAACCAAGTGATATGAAAGCATATCGAATGTTCCAAGAGAGTAAAGCTGTTGTAGAGCAGCATATCCGTAAATGTCATAACCGCCAAACGTTCCTGTTGAAGCTCCCAAGAAACCAGTTCTCATTCTATAACCGGCATTCACGGAGATGATCTTGTTAAACCCTACACACTTGTTTATCAAGAGATAACTTTGTTGGTTAGGATATACATCCAAGAAAAAGAATGCTCTTCTGTATGCATAGCTGGAGTACTGTCTGATCATCAATAGAGCGTTATCAACACACTCATCAAGTTGTTGTTTAGTTAATTCTACTTGAACACTCAACGCCCCGAGAGCGACACGAATTTGATCGTGAAGCTTTCTGCGCTCATCAGGTGAGCCATCATCACCAGCACCAATTTCTTTGTAAGTTGGTCCAGCTTCATTTCTACTTCTACCAGTAGCAGGAGCAAACCAGATAATAGGTTTATTAAGATAAGTCAAAATACTTCTTGTGTTTCTGTCTACATCAATAGTAGCTTCACAGCCAAGCTTTCTAGTTGAGAAACGCATGATATCTCTACCAAACTCATCCGAGTCATTATATGGTGAGAACAAATCTGTAGATGGGTTTGGATATGCATCGTCACCGCATAGCTCTCTATTGAAGTAAAGATCAACACGGGCGATTGCTTTACCATCTACCCACTTCATTCCATCCCATTGAAGAAGCTTATCATTGATGGTATCATAAAACTGTGTCCCAACTGCTGGAGCCAATGATGTTGTGCTGAATTCTTGCTCTACCCAAGCACCGCCTTCACGTAGAAACAGTTTAGTACCGTTAAACCAGAAAACACCATCAAACACATCATATGGATCGTGCTCAGCTTCGATAACATCAATGGGAATAAATTCATTACCATCCCAAACAAACCACTCTTTGGTAATTGTATTATACCATACAACACCGAATGGGAGGTTTGTTGGATCATATGCACTTTCAATGTAAATGACATTGGTGCAATTAACACCTGTAATTTCCTGCATGACTCGTGTTACAGGATTAAACCAAATAGTACCGGGTTCTAGAGTTTTAAGAGCAGCAGGGTCTGTTTCTGATTGTGTGAAGCTACCGACTGCATCCCACTGGTTGTTTACTGAATCCCAAACAAACAAACTGTTGATGCTAGGTGTAACATTCCACCATAAATCACAGCTATTACGATCATAAGGATCGTTTGCAGAGATAATTACATCCAATACATCCCATGCACTGTTATCCGCAGTACGCTGTCTTAAGATTTGAGTGGATGGATCGAACCAATAATGATTAGCTACCGGAAAAGGAATACTACCTTCAGCGTCCGCCTCTTCATATCTGATGTTTGTAACATTTTCCCAATTACCACCCAGAAGAATCTTTACTGTTTCCGATACATTACTGTACCAAAAAGCACCGTTCATTATGTTATTAGGGTCTTTATCCCAAACAATAGGATCAACTTCATCCCATTTTCTTTGAGAGATGTTTCTCTTGAAGACTTCACCAGTAGCCTCATTGTACCAATAATCATCACATGATAGAACAGGTGGCAGAAGAGGGTTTCTTTCTTGAATTATTGTTGGACGCTTACACCATGTAGTGCCGTTCCATTTCCATGCGATAGAAAGATCGGTATTGACAGTTCCATTACTCTCAAGAACTTCATCCCACCATATTGTGCCGCAGTCGGGCTCTGAAGGGTTTATAGGAAACTTTATAACAG